ACCCTATCCATTCCACCAACTCGCCAAAATAGTTGCCCGAAGTGACATATCGGTACATTCCCTTCTGCGGCAAATAATGGCGTGTATCGCCCGGTTTACGTAAATGGCGGATCACACTGTCGGAATGTAGATTAATGCCCATCCCTATAAAGAACAAAATAACCCCAAGCCAAAAAGAAGGAGTGCCGAGCCAGGCATCTGTATAGAGTCCTTCCGGAGCCAGATAGAACAACCATTCGCCCTGCATCAGTCCGTTCAGGACATTAAAGACCACTCCCATCAACATAATGGCAAGGGGCATCCGGCTCTTTCCTTTCATCAGGAAAGGGAAGATAAAAGAGCGCTGGAAATAATGTAATTCAAAAAGAAGAAAAAAGAGGAAAGGAGCGGCATCAAAACGCACGCTGCTGTTCCACCACAGATAAAGCATTACAAGGAATACAGGCGCTTCCATCAGTACCCAACCTAATTTATTGTTCACTGAAAGTCCCCATTTCGGGGTGTGGAACATACCATAACCGGCACGTACATAATAGAGGGCTACAAATACAATCACCGCAAGTGCGGACATTGCCAATAGCAAAAATTCAAAAGTCTGTTGTCCCATACTCGTTCCTCCCTGTATTAAATTTAGTAAGTCACTAACAAATTTAAGGGAAAAATCAGAGGAAAGCAACAATTAAGAGATTTTTTGCAAGAAAAGGATGCGATTTTTATCGCAGAGAAGACTTTACTTAGAGAGGTATGTACTATTTTCTACAGGTTTTCCATTGATTTCCGACTTCCCTCCCCCGCCAATCATCAAAGTACCATCACGTTGCATTTCAGCATCAGACATATACAGGAAGCTCGTAACGCCATTAGCAAACTGGACATGCTTTTTTATTGTACCCAGACTTAGACACAGAAAAAAGAGTTAGGATAAGATACATAAAATGTACCTAGATTTTATATCAAGCAATTTCATGACTAAACTTTCGGTGTCCACACTTCATTGTGGACACCGAAAGTTTAGTCATGGATATACTGTTTAATCATATTGTCAAAATTTGTTCTAAACTCTTGTGCCTCCTCAGAAATTGAACTTAAAAAAGGATTAAGGACTTTACAACCGTTTCGCCCCCAATATTCTAATTGGCTATTAAACCATTTTTTTGCATTTTGGCGCCCCAGTTCACCTCCTGCATTTATTTGTTCCATGGAATACTCTCGGAAACAGAATTGTTTTGTGTACCCATCTGCAATCTTAGACCATAATGGGTCTACATCAGATAGATTATACAAATAAGAGGCCAATAGTCTTTCTGGAGACTTATTTCCCGGTAAAATCAAAATGTTATCTGCATTGTTGATTTTCCTGAGATCATTTTTATTCATTCTAACATCCCCATCTAATATAACAATAGAATATGGATATATAAAAGCAGGCACTCTTTTGGTTACAAGTTCCATTAATGTTGAACATGGTAATGTTACATCCACAAAATCCAACACAAAAGCCTTGCTCTTTAAAATAGCTTTTACAAATAAGATATTTTCCTTGTCTTCCGTATATGCTGTAATTCTATTTTTCTTGCGATTATTTCCTTCTGCAACAACATTTAAATCCAATTGAATGCCTTTGAAGTTCACGCCCTGTTTAATTGCAATCTTATCATCAACCTTCTTAAGGTAAAGGATCTTTGCTTGATTGGCTGTTTCTTCTTTTTTAGTTACTTCTTGAACTAAATCATCCATTGCCTTAAGAAGAGACATTGAATGAGTTGTAAATAAAATTTGCAAATTCAACTTAGATGCATATTTGCGCAAAACCTTTAACAACTCTACTTGGGATGCGGGATACATTGTTGCATCCATCTCATCAATGGCCAAAATACCGCCTTTGTATTGTCGGGGATATTTGTCATGTAATCTTTTAAAAGAAAATAACGCCAAGATAATTTTACCTAAATTATCTTGCCCCATAGAGTTTTGATTCCAATCGTATAGTTCTGTAGATACACCTATAGATTGCTTGTTTTTTGATGTGATTGTTGTTGCGGAAGAAATGGGAGTTTGTGCTATTAGAATTTTATTATGCAATTGCTTAAACTCATTTAGTTCTTCTTGCGTTAATAATGTATCATCTGTAATGATTTTAGCTTCCTCTGCCACTGGAACTAATCGCTTTAGACTTAAAAAGATTGTGGGGAAGGAAATGTATCCATCTCCTTCTTGCCTAGCTCCTTTTTTCCAAAAACGGACATTAGGATCTCCTGTTCGTTTGATACTTTCAACAGTAAAATCATCCATTCCTGCATCAAAGGAAATAGTCCATTCATGACCTTTTGGTTTATCAAAAGTAGGTGATAACCTAAACTTATCTTTGAATGCGGAAATATAACTACCACCACACAAGGGCTTTTCAACTCTCATAGAATCTTCTGTCTTAAGAGTGAAAGTTTGTGTTATAATACCAAGTAATGTTGACTTTTGAGTTCCGTTTTGCCCTGCAATTGCTGTTAACAAAGAGCCTACTTCAAAATCTTCATTTTGAAATCCTCGAAATCTTTCGATATGAATGTGCGTTATTTTCACTTTGTAGAATGGTTAAATAGTTTGTGTTTGGGGATAACTATGCCATCGCAAAATACCATTATCTCTTTACCTTTCCCGGAATTACTCGCACTATAATTCAATTCAAAACATTGCTGTCTATATTTTGAATATAGGCTGGTTATGAATGGTACATTATCATAAGAGACAATCCACTTACAATTTGCAATCTCACTTATAGTGTTAGCTATATTTTGATGATCTGTATCATTATAGTAATTCAGATAAAGTCCTTTACCTTTTACATAGTATGGTGGGTCTAAATAAAATAACGTATTATACGGTAATTCATTTTTTAACCGTTGTACTAAAGAAACAGCATCTTCATTTGTTAAATGGATTCTATCTGCATAATCTGCTATACGTTGAATCCTTTTTATCAAATCTTCTTTGTTGAATCTTGCATCAATCTTATAATTTCCAGTTTGGTCATAACCGCCAATGACTCCTGCTTTCAAGATTCCTGAGCGATTAGTCCTATTCAAGAAGAATGTAGAAAAGCCTAATTCTAACAAGTCAGAATTCTCTTTATTGGATTGAATTTCTTTTTGTTTAAACCAAGTTTCAACATTTAAAGGAGTATCCTTTATCATCTTGCAGAGAGCATCCACGTTATTTAAGGCACTATACCAAAAGGCATAAATAGATATATCCTTATCATTTATATGTATGTCGCTGACATATTCATTAAAGAGCAAAGATAATGCAACGGAACCACCTCCAACATATGGTTCAACATAAGTGCCATCGAGCAATGCGTTTTCTTTGATTAAGCATTGTACGAAATCAGCAACTTTAGCCTTACCGCCAGGGTATCTTAAAGGTGATAGAAATTCCATAATATTATTCTTTATTTTTTATTGATTCCCACAATTGGATAAAAAAACTTTCTATGTTGTCCCATCCAGTAATCAAATTATCTGCTTTAGGGTAGAAAAACTCGTTATGAACATATGCATTCAATGATTCGATTGAAAGAACTGAATTTTTATCATTTATTTCAGACCTTATGCCCTTTGATAAGTCATTACTCATTGTTCCTAATTGGGTCATATGATTTAAGACTTTACCAACTTTCCCTTGCAAACTTTCACCAGAAGAACAAGCTGTAATAGCATTGTTTCTTACTAAATCAAATTTCTCCAAATAGGCATCAACAGATAGTTCTAAAAATACTCTTAAAAGGACTGAAGATGCATTGGGGCATGTCTTGACCTGAACATGTTTTAGCTCCTCGAAAATTTTATTAATTTTCGGGTTACTGATATGTAAATTCAAAGACTTGGGCACTAAAGCTCCTCTGTTTCTTGTTTTCCTGTTTTTATCCCCTTTTATTTCTTGTTTCTCGCTATTTCTTGATGCTTGTTCTTTATTGTTTTCAATATCTTGAACACTCCATTGTTCAGATGCTTCATTAGACAAATCTGGCTTTTGACTCTTGTCAAAATTATCAATATATTGCTTTCTTTTTTCTCTGTTATAGATATCAGAAACTTTGAATTCCGGATTCAGAATGTCTGTAACAACTTTTAAAAGCCCCTTAATGACTTCGGACACTTTAACCTTTGAAACTAAAATTCCATTGTTAATTTCCAAGCCAAGGTGTTCTCTAACATATGGATCCGACATCAAACGTTGCAAGTTGGTAATGTTTAATTTAGATAATGAATCCTTAATCGTATCAGAAACCTCTTCTTGTGATTTCAGCAAAGTGATAATTTGCAATGGAATTGATGATTTTCCTTCTGTCTTCTCCTCGAATCTTTGCTTTTGTTGAGCGTTCCAAGTGACAGTTCCGATACCATTAAGTTCTCCAGAGTGTTTACGTTTTATCCATATATCAGCTTCAGTAGGGGTTTCAAAAACAGCACAAGCAATATTCTTCAATTCAGAAATAGCATTAGGTTTTTCTTTTTATGGGGCATACAACGAAGCGGTTTTTTCAATGGTCGGGGAAAATGGGCGAAAGGCTTTGAGAACCAAATGGTTTAGGCATGTTCGGGAAAATGGGCTGAATATTTCGAAGCGGTTTTTCTCTTTACATGGGCTTACATCTGCTTTACGTTTGAGGGGCTTTTCTGCGGATCTTCGGGCGATTGCTTTACATCGGGCTTGCAGATGGGGCTAAAACGTCCTGGAAGGGCTTTATTTTCGGCTGTGTGGCCGTTTTGTGGTTGGGCTGGTGATTTGGTTATATGGGGGTGGAAACGGCTGTGTGGCCGTTTTTTTTGTGCCTATTTTTAAATATGATTCCTTGAAATTCTTCCAAATAAGTATTATTTGGTATATTTGCAGCATAATAGAAACGAGTATGGCAAAAGTGATTCATGTGCATTTGCTGCATAAAATAGATGGAACGAAGCAGAAAGACTGGTATTTCAGCAGTATATCTGCTGTTTATACGGTTCTGACTGCAGATCAGGTGGGAGCGACCAAGAACTACCTGCTTCATGCCGGACTGTCTGGTAACGGCACAATATGCACGAAAAAGGCTATAATTAAGCAATCTACGCTCATTTCGGGCGGTAGTAAGGCAATGGTTAGAACGACATAATAACGCCGTTAGAAAGGCTTGTAGGCGTTATTTCTTTGAATGCTGATTGGGGAGCTTATGGCTCCCCTTTTTTATGCCCTTACGGGTGGTAATTTTGAGTTTAGGGTTACTATTACGGTTACTGTTTAGGGTTACTACTTTAAAGAGTTTAGGGTTACTTTTAGGGTTACTTTTTCAGATTTTGTAGGGTTCGCCCGAAATAGGAAAGAATGTAGCAAAAGTAAATAAGTGCCGTTTTTCGCTGTTTTCAGATAGGAAAAACGACACTTATTTTATTGATACACATTATATATATAGCGTGAAGCCTTTGATATACAGCTGTTTTGCTTCCTTATGCCCTGTAAATGCCTCTAAAAGTGTGTGCGTGCGTCTTATTGTGCCTGTTGGGTGATATGACGCATGTGCTTCCTCATTAGAAGAATTTGCTGATGCTTCCAATGACCTCAAAGACATTCACGATGCGCGATTTGTCGAATTCCTGCTCATCATAGTCCTCTGTATTGATAGGAATGAAGCGCAGTTTGCCTGGATCCGGAGACCTGCGCAGGATTTTTATGGTACGGATGGTGTCCAGTACCACTGCGTAGATTTCGCCATACTGGATGTCGTTGAGTGTGCATTGACGAAGGGCAATGATGTCGCCATGGTTTATTTTGGGCTCCATAGAGTGCCCGGTAACATTACACCAGAGGCTGGCTTTTTCGAATCCCCTTATTACGATATTAGTGGCAGGTATATTCACCTGAGAGTTGAATACCTCATCGAATCCCCCAATAAAGTCAACATCGTAGTATGGTGTGCCGACAGATGGGTTCATAGATGTTGTAGGCAGAGTCGAAGGATTGGCTTCGTCTGCTGTTTGAATGCCTTTCAAATCATCTTTCAACATGCTACCTGCACCAGTAAGCAACCATCCTGTTGAATATCGGGGATAATTTTCAACTATTATACTAAGCCATTTGGCTTGAATGTCGGTCCCGTTATTGATTGCTCTTGAAAGCACGCCTTTACTTGCGCCAATAGTTCTTTCCATGGCGCCAATAGTTATCCCCTCATTGGAGGCTATTTCTTGTATTCTTGATAAAATATTGCCCATAATTGAAAATTATCCCCGTTTTTATTTCGAGGGTTGAAAATTATCACTATATTTGCAGCGTGTTTAAGATGTAAACAGCGCGCCAAATATACAAAAAAGGCGTGTGATTAGCGAATTTTAAGGATTAAAGTTAATGAAAGAAGAATTGATTTTGAAGCCGGAAACGCTGGATAGCCTTATAAATGCTTTGGTTGATATAACCAGTGAAATGAAAGCAGCTGCACCCGACCCGCAGGTGCGATTCGGGGATGAAGTTTATATGACTTGTCTGTGTCTGGAGAATACGGTATTGGGCGCTTTCGACAGGTAGAACTGAAGAAAAAAGAGGGCAAAGAGATTGCCGGATAACTGGCAGCCCGGAAAGACGGGCAGGGGCGGCAGGCACGGCCGGAGAGTTGGTAAATCGAAAATGAGAAAGCGAAATAAGAAAGCGTAGAAAGCCGCAGGGGTTCGATTCCCCTCGCCCCACGATATTAACCTTTAAAAATTCAGATTATGGCAAAGAACATCAATCAAGCAAAAGTAGAGCGTCAGTATAAGCAGAAGATGCTCGCCATGACAGGAAGCGTAAGTCACACACTGAACATTGCCGACCAGGCGATGGACCTGGCCGAGCAGTTCATGACGGAGGGCGAGTTGAGCAACTTGGATGCCTACCGTGTATTGGAAAATTTGACTTGCGTATGTGAAGATGCGCTGAGAGTGCTTTGCAATGCAATCAGCAAGCACCCCGAGGGTTCAAGTTCTATTCCGGGCGATAAATCTTATCAATCAGAGGAAGCATCAGTTCCTCTGACCCATCCCCAGACTGCTGAAAGACTTGAAGTGCTTGAGCAGCAGCGTAGGAATCTATTATTCTTGGTATGTCGTATTCTTCAAGCCGGCCCTGGATATAAGCTACGTCCATCAGAACTTGCAGCTGAAACCGTCGGCGACATATCTTATCTTTCTCGAGAGGCGAGAGCTTTTCTTTATTCTCAAATGGTGCGAGAAGCTCGCGCTCAAACTTCCATAGAAGGTATTTAGCAAGCCACACTTTGTCGTCTTTCTCTTTGTCATGTTCAAAGATGGTAGGCAACAAGGATGTAAAGTAATCACGCAAGGCTTGAAACTGAGCCTTTAAAAGTATCATATCAGTATCCATAAGGCTGTAAACATTGTAAACAGCGCTAAAGATACCCAATCTTAAAGAAATAACAAAATGAGAAAGCAGATTTTGACAGATAACGAGACCAAGACCTTCTTGATGAAGACATTCGGATGCAGCCGTCAGGCTGTGTGGCAAGCACTGAATTTTGTCCGTGACAGCGATCAGGCGCGCCGGATACGCACTCTTGCCCTGAAGCGAGGCGGCAAACTGACTGACGGGAACTTCATTCCGAACTGCGAAACCACCTTCGAGGAGTGTGAGCATACCATGACCTGCACCTTCGGTCCCCGTGTAAAGCTGGTAGTCCACCGGAAGACCAACGATGTGGACGTGTACGTGGACGGAAAACGGACCGAAACCTACCAATGTGAGTTTGTATCAGACTTCATGCAGCTGCAGCACGAGACCCAACAGATGGCAGCTGCCTTATAAACAGCAATGAAATGGAGTATTATGGAAAGATATTGTGCATATCATACAAGGATTTGACCTACGATGACCGCCCGGTGATTCGGGAAGACGGAAAGGCCGACTACAGCAAGAGCCGTGCGCTGCGAGGACATCATCCCTCCATGCTTTCCATGGAAGAACTTGCTCCCATCATGTCGGTACCCAATTACAAGAAGCTGGCGGCCAGGAAAGAAATCAACGTAGTGCGACAAGGCAAGGGGCTTGGAAGTTATGCACTGATAGAGATTGCCACCATGCCCCTGCGATTTCAGGAACGGATAAAATTAAAATACGGAGATATGAAAGAAGACGTAATAAGAAACTGGCTCGGCAGCCATTACCACATCGATGCGAAAGCCCGGGATTTTTACACCCGGTTCCGTTTTGACAACGGAGATACACTGCCACCGGAACACATCCAGGAATATACGGTAAACGCTTCGGTAATTGAGGCCGTGATGCGTGCCATGGAGGATGCCACCTTTATGCGTAAAGCGATGAAGGCAGGACCGGTGAACTGGGGAGAACTGGCTGGAGCCATCAGTTACTATCAAGCAGAGTTCGGCCATACCTTACCCGTGAGTTCCAACCGCTTCAAGAAGCGTGTGAATGACTTCAAGGCCAACGGCTATGAAAGCCTTATCAGCCGCAAGTTCATGAACCAGAACCGCCGGAAGGTGACCTACGACATTGAACGCCTGCTGCTGAGCATCGATGCCCAGCCGGAGCAGCCCTTCAATACCACCGTTTGGGAGCAGTACAATATGTTTGTACAAGGTGATTTGGAACTGTATGACCCCGAAACCGGCGAGGTGTTGAACCCAGCAGACTTTACCGACAAGGATGGAAATCCGCTGGTGTTAAGTCCGGCCACGGTAGCCAACTACCTGAACAACCCCAAAAACAAAGCCCTTAGAGCCAAGCTTCACATGAGCCAATGGGATTTCAACAACGCCTACCGCCCCTACCATCTGCGCAGCATCGGTGAGTTCTCATTGAGCAAGGTGAGCCTTGATGACCGCGACCTGCCTCGCCCGATGAAGGATGGCAACCGTGTGAAAGCCTATTATGCCTACGATGTGGTGAGCGGCGCTGTGGTAGGATATGCCTACAACCGGTACAAGACTACCGAGTTGTTTTTGGACTGCATGCGAAACATGTTCCAAACCCTGGACCGGAACGGCATGTATATCCCCGCCGAGCTGGAAGTGGAACACCACCTGGTAAGTGACTTTGCCGACGGCTTGATGCAAGCCGGTACCGTCTTCCCCTTGATACGCTGGTGTAACCCCGGGAACTCGCGTGAAAAACGTGCCGAGCACAAGAACCGCGAAAAGAAGTACGGCGTGGAGAAACGCACGCAGGTAGGTATTGGTCGCTGGTGGGCTAAGCTGGAAGCCAACCGCCCGAAGGAAGAGAAGGTGTATGACGAAAAGAACAACACCTACAAGGTGAAGACCTACAGCTATGAAGAACTGGTAGCCGATGATATACGCGCCATCCAGACCTTCAACGCGCAGCCTCACCCCAACCAAAAGCGCTATCCGGGCATGAGCCGATGGGATGTGCTTTGCGCCCACCAGAATCCGAACCTTGCGCCTTGGGACAAGGCCGTTCTTTACCGGTTCATCGGACAGCACACCGAAACAACCATCCGGCAGAACACCTACTGCACGGTGATGTACAACCAATACGGACTGCCCAGCCCGGAAATCATCGAAAAGCTGGAGCCGAGGAACTACAAGGTAGATGCCTATTATCTGCCCGATGCCGACGGAACCATCAACGAGGTATATATCTACCAGAACGGACGATATATCGCCACATGCAAGCCCGTAGCCCGTTACAATGAGAATACAGCCGAGCAGACCGAGTACGACAAGGCAGCCTATACCGAACAGTCCAAGTATGTAGCTCAATTCGACAAGATGATGAAGGACGGAAAGATCAAGCGTGTGGGCATCCTTGCCAAAGAGGAAGCGAAACTGATAACAGAGGTACAGGCTGAAGCCGTTCCCCTTCCTACCCAAACCGAGGAAGAAGATTACTCAGCCTATATGGACATCAGTGCCTTCGAGCATGATGCAGTAGCCAAGATATAATTAACGACGTTAGAACGAATTTAAAACAGCATTCAAATGGAAATAACAAATGAAGTAAAGCAACGTATTGTGGCAGCGATAGCCGCCGACCGTGAAAATTATCCCAGTGACAACCGCCATGCCACGGCACTGGGCATAGCCCCCAGCGTTTACAATGCCATCAAGCGGGGCAATTATGAAAAGCAGGTCAGTGATGCCAACTGGGTAGGCATAGCCCGAAGACTGGGCGTGCAACTGCGTACAGAAATGCCTTGGCTGGCAGCACAGACCCCGACCTACGTGTTTGTGAGCAAGCAGCTGGAAGTGTGCCAGGGAAGCGGGCTGAGCGCCATCCTGTGCGATATGCCTAATATCGGCAAGACCTTTACAGCGAAAGCTTACGTGAAGCAGCACAAGCACGCCGTATATGTGGACTGCAGCCAGGTGAAGACCAAGTTGAAGCTGATACGCTACATTGCCAAGGAATTCGGTGTGACCAGCAACGGACGCTACAGCGACGTGTATGAGGATCTGGTGGCTTACCTCCGCACGATAGATACGCCCCTGGTTATCCTGGATGAAGCCGGGGACCTGCAGTATGAAGCCTTCCTTGAACTGAAGGCCCTGTGGAACGCCACCGAGCGCTGCTGTGCGTGGTATATGATGGGTGCAGACGGGCTGAAGGAAAAGATCAACCGCGCCATCGAAGGCAAGAAGGTGGGCTATACCGAAATGTTGAGCCGCTACGGTGACTCCTACAGCAAGGTGACCCCGGATGATGCGCAGGAACGTGAAAAGTTTCTGAAGGCACAGGCTGCCATTGTAGCCAAAATCAATGCCCCGGACGGTTCCGACATTGCCAAGATTGTTCACAGCACCGGAGGCGGCTTGCGGCGCGTATATACCGAAATCGAAAAATTAAGGAGGATGCAAGCATGAAACTGAAAAGAGCCTACAGCCCCGGTGAGGTGCTGAATATGAAAATACCCCGGTATGAGTTTACCGGGGATTGGCAAGCCTCGATAGGCAACCCTGCCAAAAGCGGCGTGTGGATTATCTGGGGTGCCAGCGGGAACGGAAAGAGCAGCTTTGTGATGCAGTTGGCCAAGTACCTGTGCAGCTTCGGACGTGTCATCTATGACAGCCTGGAAGAAAGCACTGGCCTTTCGTTCCAAATGAGCCTGAAACGGCATAAGATGGACGAAGTGCGCAAGCGGTTGGTTATCCTTGACCGCGAGTCGATGGACCAGCTGGAGGAACGTCTGCAGCGCCGGGGCAGTCCCGGCATCGTGATTATTGACAGCTTCCAATACAGCGGCTTGAACTACAAGACCTACAAGGAGTTCAAGGAACGTCATCCCAAGAAACTGTTTATCTTCATCAGCCATGCCGAGGGACTTCATCCGGCAGGTAGAAGCGCCCGCAAGGTGGAATATGATGCCGATGTGAAAATCATGGTAAGCTGTTTCAAAGCCTGGTGCAAAAGCCGCTTTATGGAAAAGCCCGGTGAACCCTACGTGATATGGGAAGAAGGTGCTGCCAAAACATTGAAGGACGATAATATAGAGGATTATTTGAATGATGGAATGGGAGAATAAGCTGTACCAGATACTCCTGAAAGGACAGGAGGCGGAGGCCGTGGTGGACGATTGGGTAGAGCGTAACATACAAAGCGACCTCCGTCTGCGCAGGGCCAAGACAAAGGGACACGTAGTGATAGAAACCAGGGATGTGATGTTTGCCCGGAATATCCAGGTATGGCATCCGTCCTGCCAAATAAACATTAAAGATTTGAAGTGATGGAAAAGAAAGAAGAAAAGAAAGTGTGCTGCATCTGCGGCAAAGAGTATGAGGGCTACGGATACAATCCGTTCCCGGTGAAAGAAGAAGGCTGCTGCTGCCAATCGTGCAACTACAGTGTGGTGGTTCCAGAACGGTGGGAACGACACAAGGCTTTTCAACGTGGTGAAGTGACCGGTGCCGGGAAAGTGTACATCAGCGGAGCCATCGCGCACTATGATATGAATGAGCGCAAGGAAGCCTTCAGCCGTGCCGAGGAGAAACTGATGGCACAAGGCTATGATCCTGTAAACCCTTTCAGGAACGGATTGCCGGATGAAGCTCATTGGAGAGCCCACATGCGGGCCGACATTGCCCAGTTGCTGGCTTGTGACTATATCTATATGCTGAAGGACTGGGAACTGAGCAAGGGAGCCAAACTGGAACTTGACGTGGCCAGTTCGTGTGGCATTAAAGTGTTGTTTGAATAAAATTAGTCGATATGGGAAAAATAAAAATGGAAACCGGTGTTGTGGTGATGAAGTTGACCGCTACGGTATATAGAGGAACAATTCGTGAAATCCAATCTTCACGCATAGGTTTTTGCGGGGAGTACAATAAAGAAATACTTTCTAAAATGGGTGATGAGTTCAAAAAGATATTTGCTAAGCAAATTGAGGCTGAATACAAAGGTAAATCAGTGAAGCCGGATAAGATAATTTATCGTGTCAGTACCAAATCAACGGAATGTGAAATGATTCTTAATGGTAAATGACATGGCACAGGAAGTAACCAATTTCGCCCGGTTCTACGCATTGTTCAACAAGCTGCCCTGTACAGGAGACCGGGAAGGGCTAAAGAAGCAAATCGTTCTGCAGTACACGTGGGACCGTACGGAAAGCCTCCGTGAAATGACTTCCAAGGAATATGAAGCCTGCTGCTGTGCCTTGGAGAAACTGACCGGGCAGGATGAATGGCGGCAGAAACTTCGCGAGGAACTGCGACGGAAACGCAGCGTATGTCTGAAGCTGATGCAACAGTTGGGTATAGACACCACTGACTGGAACCGGGTGAACGAATTCTGCAACAACCCTCGGATAGCCGGCAAACCCTTTGTTCAGATTAGTACAGCGGAGCTGGAACAACTGGCCATCAAACTGCGGGCTATCCAACGAAAAGGAGGTTTAACCGATAAATAGAACAATATGGATAAAAAAGCACATGAAGCGCTTGAGCGCATAAGAAAAGACGTGACTCTTACGACATCCGATCTGGAGAACCAGGATGCAGCGGAGTTTTTCAACGAGCTGGCTGACTGGGCGTATGCCAACGGGGAGGCCATGCTGATAGACGATGAACCAGAATCGCAGGATAACGAGTAGGAATAAAAACAAGTAATGAACATTCAAAATGATTTAAACATGGAAAAGAACAATCAAAGTGTGGACGTCAAGTCCCTGAGTAAAGAACAGCGAGCAGCCCTGATGGCCCAGCTGCAGCAAGAAGAGAAAGAAGACCGCATCGCCCGTCGTGAAACTTACGAGGCATTACGCGGTGAGTTTATGCACGAAGTAAAGGCCAACGTCCTTGAGATGGTGAATGCCGTGACCGGGTTCCGCGGATGGCTGGAAAAAGAAGCCGATGCCTTTACCAAGGTGATGAAGGAATACGGCCAGGTGAAAAGCGACGAACAGCGCAGCTACACCATTACGGACGGAGACTTCCGGCTGGAGGTGAAAAGCAACAAGGTGAAAGGCTTCGATGAACGAGCCGACATGGCAGCCGACCGTCTGATTGACTACCTGAAGCGCTACATGCAGAACAGTGAGAAAGGTTCGGATGATCCGATGTATCAGATGGCCATGACCCTGCTGGAGCGCAACAAGATGGGCGATCTGGACTACAAGAGCATTTCGAAGCTCTACGAACTGGAAGACAAGTTCGATGAAGAGTACGCAGACATCATGCGCCTGTTCAAGGAAGCCAACGTGGTGCAGCGCAATGCCACCAACTACTACTTCAGCCGCCGTAACCCTGAAAACGGTGTATGGACCCGCATTGAACCCAGTTTCTGCCGTTTGTAACCGGAAACCGTTAACCCTGTAAACAGAAAGCGCCGCAGTTGTTATAATTGCGGCGCTTTTGTTCTTAAATTCGATGAAAATCAGCTATTTTTGTAAGAGAAAACAAGTATATGGGCAAAGGACGGGATAAAGAATTGATCAAGCTGCGTGACGAGGCACTGTGCCGCCGTTACTACTATTGGACAGAAATACAGCGGTTGCGGTTCGACGATGCTTTAAAAGTGTTGTCGGAGCGCGAATTCTTTATATCCGAGGAACGTATCATGACCATCATCCGCCGGAAATCACGTGAGGGAACAGACTACAATCTGAAGCCTGTTCCCAAGGTGAAAGCCCCCCGTCTGACTGCCGCCCAGCTTGAGCTATTCCCCGTAAGATGACGGCATGGCCGATTCATCGTGCAGTGTGAATGAGAATGTCATTTCATAGACCTTGATGTAATGTGGCATGGCATACGAGCGGCTTTTCTCGCGTACCAGCGGCGAAGCGTTGTCCGTGCATTGCAGACACTGCAGCGACTTGTATAATTTCCCGGCCAGCTGCTGCCTTTCCCTCACCTTGTCATACGTGCCGGATGCGTAGCTTGTATCGTCGTAACAATCAATAGCCAGCCGGACGGTCAGCATGGATTCGCTTTTCTGTACCCCATATCCGAGGTCGTTCCAGTCAGAACTTGTATTTCCAATCAATACACAAGGGAAGGTGACCGGGTACTGGTCTTCTTCTGCCCCCATTTCCAATTGTCCGTAGTCCTCATCGATGAGCGAGAGTTCCGGCATTTCCTGTGCAATCTGTTCCATGATTGCGATAAAAACTTCTTCCATATCCTTAGCTGTTTAAAATGTTGGTAATTTCCTGATCCATCTTCTCCCGTATGCGGCTGTTCAATTCTTCGCTTTCGCCCATGAATTGGCGCTGCGGGATGCGAATGTGCAGTCTCTTTTTTTTGGTAAGTGCCATGTTTCTCCAGAACTGTGCTTGCGGATTCAGTTCCTTCGGTTTGGTATGTCGTTTAACGCGTTTCTTTTGCCCCGTGTCGGCTTTTTTTCTTTTCCCCGAAGCCTTGTAGAACTTGGCCCATGCAAAGCGCCTCATGCGGTCTGTGACGGTGACGTCGATTTCCCCGCCCCAGTTGTGGATGGGCGCATAGACCACCTCGTTGAACACCCTTACCCGGTAGTCGGCAGGTGTATATCCGACCGACTTGAAAAGATGCTTCCTGCCGGAGAGCAGCGTGCCGTAATTGCTGGCGGCATCGGTACCTCCCGAGGACAGCCGTTTGGCTTTGGGCCAAGGGTGAAGACCGCCATTGACAAATCCACCCTGCCGGAAGTTATCCTGAAAATGGTCTTTGGCCATTCGTCCTACCATGACTGGCATTTTGCGGCGCATCATACTGTCCAGCCTGTCACGTTTCCGCTTTATCATTTCCGTAAAATCTTTTATGTCCATAATCATCAGTAATTCAAGAATAATTTATAACTTTGCAACCGAGGCTTCCAATATGCCTTTTATGCGTTATGAATATACCGGAACAAGTAAAGAACGAGGCCCGTGTACTTATTGAGCAATACGGTGACACCTTCGAATACCTTGGTATTTATGAAGGCCAGGAAGCCTATGTGTTCAAGTTTCCGGGGGACTCCTGTACCGGTTATCCTTTCGTCTATCTGTATGACGGTAAAGACGCAACCGAAATAACCGGTCCGTTATCCCTTGACGTTATCGATTCATGTATCGAAAATATCGAGGAAGGAGACATCGAATAGCTTATTGTCAATTCTCAGGACTCCCCTGCAGTTGTGGGAAGTCGCAGCTCCTATTTCACATAAATATTTTACGTCTTTCCATTCCATTCCTGAACCGGCAGAATTATCGCTTTGGGGTTCGATATACCTTAGTTCACCATCCGCAAACCGTTGCAGGATTGTAGCATGCCCGCCCCCGCTTTTCCAGCCGATGCACAATTCATACACGCCTTCTTCCTTACATACCTCATTGAAATACTCCATGTACCTTTTAGGGGTCATTTTCAGGTATCCTTTGTGCGCAAGCCAGCTGTTTATACTTATATGTTGCGCCGGAGTACCGTCGGTGTTTTTCCAGACTTCAAAAGCACGTCCATTACTCAGATATTCAAGTTTAGACCCTGCGACATTGCCTTTGGCGGTAATATCCCATCCACGTAATCGTAAAGCGTATGCCGGTGCGCAAGTCTGGCAGTTGATACTGTATGGAGTATCCCGTTTTTTATCGTAATCGCTGTTCTTCCGGTATCTGTTTCCCCTTTTATCGCGGTATATTCCTTTGGAATCCAAAATATACTCTTCCACATGTTTGGGATTTGCATTCTGTTTGTCCGCCTTATCCACATCCATAGGTTTTCCTTTTTTGATTTTAAGAGCCTTTTCCATTTCGAGGTTGTTCCGGGCAATGGCCATTTTTTCCTCCCCGGTAAGGTAGTCCGGCATTTCCGCAATCATCTCGTCAATACGGGCCATAAGTTTATCCACCGCTTTTTGGGCACCCTTGTGGGCTTCTGCCTGATATGGATGATTGTCGGAAAACAGTTTGCCGTCCGTTCCCGGATTGTTATCCAGTCCGGGCTGGGGCTTGTTCTTGTCGTCTTCGTCCGGAAGTGGTGTCGGCTCCTCGTCGGTGGCAGTGAGGTCGCACTTGCAGTTCCACCGGTCGCCCGGTCGGTGGATGTTCCAGAACGTGTCATCAATCGGCCGGATGGTATTCCAGAACGGGCGGTGGTCAGCCCCCGGATGAATGGAGGTGGACGGTAGCCATTTGAGGTTGGGCAGAATATCGCGTTCGCGCAGGAACTGTTGCCAGTCAGCCGCCTGATGCGCCCGGATGACCGCCGTATCATACTCCGTCCGCAGCCAGTGACGAACCTGATGGGAAGCAATGGGCAAGACTTCCTGTACCCATTTGTCGAACGGTTTTAAAATGCCGTTTGAATCCAATAAAAGTCGTGCCATGTCATTCTGCATACGATGTACCTTGAATGCCGAGAATACGGCATTGTTCCGGAGTATGGCATTTCTGAAATCCTCGTCCGGAGTAATGGCCTTGGATTTGCTGAACCCTTCCTTTGCCGCCTTGTCCATCTTTGCCCATATTTCATTGAACAGGTTGATTTCGATTTCGGTTGCCGGATGAAAGTCCCTGCTGTATATGTTCAGCAAGGCACGCCGCAGCACCTCTTCGGAGAAGTCAAACTCCATGGAGATGCTGCCATTATCAGCCGCATACAGTCTGTCGACTACCAGTCTAAAGCTGCCCCGTCTGCCGGGGCTTTCACGAAAAAACCTTTGAGCCAGTTCCGGAAGTTTCTTTTCTGTTTCGGTGTCGGTTCATCATCCCGTCCCTTATTCGCTGGCTCTGGCTCCTTCTTCGGGCTTGGAATCTGGTCGGCTTGTTCAGCCGTCTTTTGTTCCGCCTTCAGCTGCTCGTAATTGGCCGGTTTGTCGATACCGAATTCCTCATAGAGATAGTCGTCGTCGATGGGGATGTTGAAGTTCTTCTTCAGCTGCGTGAGGATGGATATTTTGGTACCGGCATCCGTTTCTTTTGGTTCCGGAAAGCAGAATGTCCCCCCTTCAGTATTGATGCCCATGCGCAGCAGAATGTCCGTCATGTCGTAATTCAGCACGTTGAGCACGTATTTCCGGTCAGCCTCCAGCACCTTGTCCTCTACTTTCTTATGAACCGTACCCAAAGCCTGTGTGCCTTTTTCGGACGATTCGGTTGTCAGCGTATTGCCCAGTATCAGTTTGGAAATTTCGTTGTTGCACCGTTCGCAGAGGCGTTCATAGACATCGGCAGACCCTGTTTTGTTTCCGGCTTCCGTAAGTTTGAGTTCCGTGTCCTTGGCATGAAAGAACTGCGCCAGACTTCCGGCGTTGGCCGCATCCTCCATGGCCCGCTGGCGGGACTCGTCGTCGTCGGAGTCATAGATATATTCCTGTATGGGCATGCCGAATACCTCGGAGAACTGTGCCCAGTCGCCCGTGGTGTTACGTTTGTAGATGACCCAAGGTGCAGCCTTGGCCAACAGCCCCAAATCGGACGGTGAACCCACAAAAAGCAGGTCGGTATATTCATTCCAGGAATGGCCGGTAATGTCCGTCTGGTGGCGCAGGATGAGTTCCCTGACCGGATCCACATGCTTGCGCGGTACCAGGTCATAATCCACCCACTCCTGCAGCTTGTAGAACTGGCAGAGCGAGAAGCCCCAGAATTTCGCATCAAGGATGTCACCCACCAGCCGGTTGAACCAGGGCGACTGTATCTGTTCGTTGATTTTATCGTCGGGCTTCCCGTCCACCCGGAATTCCATGTTGGAGCATAGCACGGCATTCTTTCGCTTTTCGAGCACACAGGAAAGGTGGGTATCCATCAGAATGTCCTCGTAGAGGTCATAAAGTTTGTAACGTCGCGAGAAATCGACATTCTCGGCCGCCCTTACGGCTGCCATGTAGTCGGAAATGTCCAGCCCGAAGCGTTTGGGCTGTGTGAGCACAATCACATTCGGTCTCTTTTGTCCCGGCAACGTGAAGTTTCCCCCTACAGTGATGATGCCGGCTTTGTTGTTTTTTCTGTTTTTCTTTTTCATGATGCTTGCTTTTTACCAGTGGTTCGTTCGTTTGCGGTTGCTTTGAATGCGGAAATCCGACCTGCCCGCCCTTTGTTCCTCGGGTAACAGCGGAGCCCCTTCGATTGAAATGTCCTCGTCGGCCACCGCCTTCATCCATTCCACCGCCCGTTCGTAACGATCCTTGCGTACCTGGGAAAGTTTCTGCGGGTTGTGGATGCAGAAGATGTGATAGACCGTCATATCGATGACCATCATCAGCACGAGCTGGTTCCGGTTGTCCCCGGTGGCCGCAAAAATCTTGTTGCAGTCGTAGCGTTTGCTCAAATAACACCGCATTTCGGCAATGGCCCTGTCCTCGCAAACCTCAATGACCGTTTCGTCTTCGCGAACCAGTGCGTCGAGGATGTCTCGGTGGATGCTCGCATCGTAATCGGTAAGTTCAACAAATTTGCTCATAGTCCTATTGTTTTAGAGTTGTCATAATCTTTTCTTATTCCGTTTTCTTACATCCTTCCGTGATCGGAATACGGGCGGTTCAATGCGCCTGATCAGTTCGTCAATGATACGGTTCGCCCCTTCGACCGCATCCGGTCCGTCGGCCGGATAGCGCATGGTCAGGGTGAACAACTTGAACTGATCCTCCAGTTCCTTCATGTGCGGATTGTCCCGTTCAGCCTCGTTGAGGATGAGGTTCCCCTCGCGGTTGAGCGGTTCAAGGTTGGCCTCGATGCGCGTAGCCTTGTCCGTCTTCTTCTCCTCGTCGCCCCGGATGAACAGCGCAATCTTCTGTTCGCGGCGTACTTTTGCCACCAGCGGTTTGAACACCTGTTGGAAGAAAGGGTCCTGCAGCTTGTTGTTCTCCATGTAGCAATAGACATTGGTCTTGCCCCCGACGAATTCAAGCATCCGGACATACCAGTCAATGAACTCCGCATTGAGCGCCTGTGCCAGGAAAGTCTTGATGACGTAAAGCCTGCCACCCAATTTGCCACAGAGCGAAACCGTCTTGAAGGATTTGCCTTTCTTACCCTTGCTTTCGCCCGGTGCCGGGTCGCCATACACCACGAGGAACTTGAATTTGGAGAGTGCCGGAACTTTGCCGTATGCAATGTTTTCGAATACCTCTCCCACGGAAATCGGGTTGTTGAAATATTCTCCCTGTGCCGCCTTTTTGGATATTTTGGACAGTGTGCGGTCGATGTCCTCTTCCGAGTTCTTTTCTGGCCATGTGGAAAAACCGTTTTTGTCGCGGATGTTCACGATGTCCCAGGAGTCGGCCATTTCGCCCGCCCTCACCACGCAGCAGTCCTTGGCGATGATGTTTCCGCAGAAGATGACCAGTGTAGGTTCGGAAATGGACCTTGTGGGATACAGCGCATTTTCCCACCAGTCCCAGCGCTTCTGGATGATGTCCGGGTTCTTGGTATCCTCGTCCGTATCAAAGTCATCGACCAGCAGTACGTCGGGACGTATGGCCTCGTTTCGCGAACCACGCGGAGATTGTCCGGCACCCAGTGCGCGGAAAGAGACCTTCCCTTTGGTGGTGAATTCATCCTCGGTCCATGAGCCCGGCAGTTCCTGTTTGCCGTAGTATGCCATGATGCGTCCGTTGGCTTCGAGATTGGCCCGGTAGGGATCGAGCAGGCGCACCGCATTGTCCTTGCTGTTGGAGGTCAGAATCACATTCTTTTTGCGTCCGGTAAGCGTGAGATTCATGACGATGAACATGGTGACGGTGGATTTGGCCAGCTCACGGCTCCAAGAAAGCACCTCAAACCATTCATCGTGTGCAATGATCCGCCGGATAGCCTTTTTCTGGAAGTCGGCAAATTCACATTTGGCATAATTAGGGAAAAAGAACTTGATCCATTCTATGGGATGTTTCTCAAGATATTCCCGGTGTTTTTCCCGTTCGGCTGCCGTCATGTTCCGGTCGACCGGTGTAGCCCTTGCGATGTCTTCTTTATACTTCTCCCAATCGAGGAGAGCGAGTCTGTCAGTCTGTTTCATTGTCTATCCCTTTATAATTTGTCTTTAATGTACGCATCGGCCAGCCGGGTGATTTCCTTTGCCTTTTCAAGGTCGGCCGCCCGTACCCAGTCGATGAGCCCGGTTAAAACACTGATGATGTCGGCAATGCCTACTTCCTGCTCCATGTTGCGTATGGCCGCCGACAGTTTCCCAAGGATGTCAGCCTCCTTGGATGAGGGGAACCGTTCCCCCTCGGGCCGTTCGGCGATGGCCTTGTTTATTTCGGCCACCTGCCGGTAGAGGTTAGCCACCTGTTCCTGCCTTGTGAGCGTAAGCCCCACCTTCTGTTCCTCCCACTTCCCAGCCCGTACCCAGTTGGACACGGACACCCGTGACACGCCCACCCGGTCGGCGATTTCCTGCTGTGTGAGGTTTTCCTTGAGGTACAAAGTTTTTGCCCATTCCTTTTTCTGGGCATTCGTCAAATCTGCCATAAATCGTCCTTTTTAGTTGTAAATCACGTTACAAAATTGCATGAAAAAGCGGGGTTTGTAAAAGCGCGTACGCATGATGACGGGTTACAGCGTTATGATAACGCCAGAAAACGTTATGATGCGGACGCGGTTTCTTGGTGCCATGGGAATGTTCTATTTTCGCACCATCGAAAGGCGGGGAAACCGCTGGTAAAGACATGACGATGAGCAGATTTTTCAATATTACAACGAGTGACGACGGCACCAGTACGATATTCCTATACGGGGACATCGGAGACTATACGGAGGTGCAAAGCGGGCGCATAGCCCAGGAGCTGATGGAAGCCGAACGCGTGAGCCGACGCATCCATGTGCGTATTAACAGCAACGGCGGGGAAGTGTACAGCGGCATTGCGATATTCAATGCCCTGCGCCATAGCCAGGCCGACATCCGCATTTATGTGGATGGCATAGCCGCCAGCATGGCCAGTGTGATAGCCCTTTGCGGCAAGCCCGTAGAAATGAGCAAATATGCCCGTCTGATGCTGCACAGTGTGAGCGGCGGGTGTTACGGCAACAAGCAGGACCTGCAGCGTTGCATGGAAGAGATAGAAAGCTTGGAAGGCAGCTTGAGTGAAATCTATGCCGAGCGGCTGGGCATGAGCAAGGAAGAAGTGAAACAGACCTATTTTGACGGCGAGGACCATTGGCTGACCGCCAAGGAAGCCCTGGACCTCGGTTTCATAGACGACATCTATGATGCAGACCCCGTGCCGGCAGACAGTACACCGGCGCAGATATATACTTTATTCAATAACCGGCTCGTTGAGCCACAAAAAAACAGAGAAGACATGAATCTGGAAGACGTAAAGAAACGCCCGCGCTTCAAGGACTGCGCGAGTGATGCGGATGTGTTCCGCCTGATGGACCAACTGGAGGAAGAGGCAGGCAAGGTACCTATCCTTACGAAAGAGAACACCGACCTGAAGGCCAAGGTGAAGACCTACGAAGACAAGGCTGAAGCCGAAGACCTTGCCGCCCGCAAGCAGCTGCTTGACGCAGCCGAGCAGGACGGTCGCATTGATGCGACTACCCGCCCCATCTACGAAAACCTTTTGGCCAATGACCGCGAGAACGGCGAAAAGGCCCTGGCCCAACTGCCGGTAAAGCGCCGTGTGATGGAAGACCTGCATCTGGAACCGAATGGTGAAGAAAGCCCCTGGAACAGGCGTATGCGAGAAATTAAGGACAAACGTAAAAAGTGATTGAACTATGGCAATAATTGTAAGAAACACGAATTACAGCGGCGAGGTACTGGAACAGTTGCTGACGCTTGCCGCTACGAGCAATGAGATTGTGGAAAAGGGGCTGATCATGGTGATTCCCGGTGTGGAGAAGAAAATCAGCCTGCCGCGCCTGAAGACCGGCAAGATGCTCCAGAAGCGCAAGGAGAACCCCGGCGTGGAGGATTCGAAGGGCAACTTCAACTACGACGAAAAGAGTCTTGACCCGGTGGACTTCATGGCCTTTACGGTGTTTAACCCCCGCACGTTCGAGAACATCTGGCGCAAATGGCAGCCGAAGGGCAACCTGGTATTCTCGGAACTTCCGCCCGAAGCGCAGAATGCCCTGCTTGCCGAGTTGGCCAAGCGGGTACAGTTTGAACTGGGTGACCACTATGTGAACGGTGAATATGGGGATGATGACGACCACTTGTTTAACGGCATCCTGACCCAGATGGCCAAGGATACTGAGGTGATTGTGGTGGACAGCGCAGAATCGACCATGCTGGGCAGACTGAAAGCCATGCGTGCGAAGATTCCCGTGGCCATCCGCAACAACCCGGACCTCCGCATTCTAATGAGCGTGAACGACTTTGACAAGTATGATGACGAGCTGACCCAGCGCGAGTCCAAGAACACGAGCGAAACCGATGTGAATGCCCGCCGCTACAAGGGCATTACCATTGAGACGCTTGCGGCCTGGCCCGATGATCTGATTGTGTGCACCCTCTGTTCGCCCGATGCCGGCGGCAACCTGTTTGCGGCTGTGAACCTGCAGGACGATGAAGACGTGATTCAGATTGACAAGATCTCGAACGCGAGCGAACTGTACTTCTTCAAGATGCTGATGAAGGCTGACACGAACATTGCCTTCGGTGAAGAAGTGGTGGTGCTGGACAAGCGAAGCAACCCCGTGTTCAAGGCGAGCGAGAAGAAGATTTCAGTTGACCCTGCCAGTGTGACCCTTGAGGCAACCGGTGGCAGTGAAGAAGTGACCGTGACCGCCAGCGGAGAATATGAGATAGGCAGTGCCCCTGCCGGCTTCAAGGTGGAAGCGACGGATAAAGGCGTGAAGATTTCGGCCGGTGCAAACAGTGGCAGTCAGAAAACCGGTACACTGACCCTTACGCTCAATGCCGACCGCAGCAAGACGGCCAAGATTACCATTACCCAAAACCAGAAAGGATAAGATGGTATGGCAAAATTGAAGTATCTGGTAATTCACTGTACGGCAACCCCGGAGGGGCGTGAGGTATCATCGGCGGACATCCGGAAGTGGCACACTTCGCCCGTAAGCCAGGGTGGCAGAGGTTGGAAACAGGTGGGCTACACCGACCTGTTCCACCTGCAGGGCGGTGTGGAACGCTTGGTGAACAACAACGAGGATGCGCAGGTGGATCCCTGGGAAGTGACCAACGGAGCCAAGGGGTACAACAGCGTGAGCCGCCACATTGTGTATGCCGGCGGTGTGGCCAAGGACGGCAAGACCCCGAAGGACACCCGCACCGGCTGCCAGAAAAAGGCACTGGAGAAGTATGTGAAGGACTTCCATCGCAGATTCCCGGATGTGCGCATTGTGGGACACAACGAGCTGGCGGCCAAAGCCTGCCCCAGTTTCGATGTACAGAAATGGCTGAAAGAAATAGGTATTAACCAATAATAAAAGAAGCAATCAATGAAACGAATTATGCTGTTTATGATGCTGATGCTGGGAACAGTATCGGCTGTGATGGCCCAAGGGGCCGATGTTCCGGCAACGGACTATGACGCAATGATTGGCACCTTTGCCGGTTTCGTCGGCGGTGTGGTGGTGCTTACTGAAGGGTTGAAAGGTTTGTTCCCCAACATGAAAGGCTGGGTGACGCAGCTGGTGAGCTGGTGTGTGGGCCTGGTGTGCGCGATGCTACTGTGGTGGCTTGATGCCGGATTTGTGAGTGATGTGAGCTGGGACATTGCCTTGCTCTATGGTTTTGGTGCCTCACTTGTAGCCAATGGGGTAGCCGACACGGGACTGGTGCAATGGGTTATCGGACTATTCCGAAAGAAACGCGAGGAAGCAGAATAAAAGGTTGACTGACTAAAAAACGGGTGGTATGGACTTTAGCGAGATCATGAACATTATTCTTAGCGGCGGCCTTGTGGGCACTGCAGCAGCCATCGGTTCCCTGCGTGCTACGGTGAGGAAAGCGAAAGCGGAAGCGATGAAAGCCGAAGCCGACGCAGAGGGTGTGCGTGTGGATAACGCAGAACATGCCACCCGCGTTTTGGTGAGCAATATTGTGGTACCCTTAAAAGAAGAACTGAATGCAACAAGAAAAGACCTGCAGGCCAACAAGCGCGAAATGGCGCGACTGCGCAAGGCCATTGACACTGCCAACAGTTGCCGCCATCATGATGACTGTCCTGTGCTTGGCGGGCTGCGCAAGCAGCAGGAAGAGCACGACGGTGGAGAAGACACAGACGGAATCGGCAAGCGCCGACAGCGTGAGCGGAAGCCGACGGGCGGGACTGGTGATGGCGGGTATACCGGCGAGTTCGGTGAAGCTGTCTATACCTGCGGACAGCCTCCGTAAACTTCCTGAAGGTGCCGTGTACCGTGGCAAGAGCGGACAGGCGAATCTGACCGTAGGCAGCGACGACAGCGGGAACATCGTGGCCGAAGCCTCGTGTGACAGTCTGCAGC